ATTTATACTCCCATGAGGAGCGATATACCACGTTTCGTGCATCACCTTTGTATTTCCTAAGATTGGAAACACGATACTTACCTCGATATCTCATAAATACATACAAGTCACGTAGTATTTAGGTAGAAAAGTTGACAATATATCGCTACCCACTGAATCCGCCCGCAGTTGGAAACTCTAGTGCAGAGAATCCAACTAAACACGTCGATTATGTAATGTTTCAAAGGAAAAGAATACAATATGACGACAGCAATGATTCAAACTATTATGGGTTAAATATTCCTAATAATAATGTTGCGATGCAAAAGAATTCCAATCGTGTATATATCGCAATGCCTCAGAATCTTTCAACCCAATACACACCAACATATCGTCAAGTAGATATGGGTGTTACTGGAATGGCACTTGCTGCAAATCTGGGTTCTGACAGTTTTAAAGATGCTGCAGAGGCAATACAAAAGGCTGCTAAAGATGCAACGCCAGAATTTGTAACTAGCACACTAAATGAGATTGCAAAAGGTGCTGCTGGTTTCTTAGGATTAGCAGGTAATGCTAGTACAAATGATATGATGGCAATAACTAAAGGAAAAGTTTTTAACCCTTATACTGAACAACTATTCAGTAATATGCAGTTTAGAAACCATCAATTCTCGTTTAAGTTCTTTTCTCGTAATGTAAGAGAATCTAAGGAAATTAAAAATATAATCGATTATCTAAAACAAGGTGCTTTACCTATATACGGAGCAACAGATAGTGATACCAACTCAAATTCTGCTCGTTTCTACGAAGTTCCAGACAAATATGATATTAAATTTGTTCGTTTAGATCCTACTTCAGGTACATTTGTTGCTAACAGTACAGATCTACATTATAAAATACATACGTCTGTATGTACTGGAATTGATGTAAATTACACTCCAGATGGTCAATATAATGCTATCAAAGATTCAGAACAGGGTGTCGTAAATAACGCACCATTACAAGTTCCTGCAGTTACTGTTAATGTTAGATTCACAGAAACTCAACTTGTAACTCAAAAACAAGTTCAAGAGGGGTATTAAAATGGCAGGGTATTTTTCCTATTTTCCTAATGTATACGTTGGAGAAGGTGTCGCAGATGATGAGGCATTTAAATATCGTCTAGTTAAAAATATTTTTAGAAAAGTTAGAGCAAGACCCGATTTAGATCAATATACAACTCTTTTTGAACAATATTCAATTAGAGTTGGTGAAACTCCTTCTACACTCGCACAAAGATTATTTGATGATCCAAAACTAGATTGGACAATACTCT